GATAACTGCCCTGTTTGCAATTTTGGTAGTAAATTGTGGAACGAGGGGACAGAAGAGAGCAAGAGAATGGCAAAGCAACTTTTTGCCAAGCAGCGCTTCTTTTCACCGGTCTTAGTCAGAGGAGAAGAAGACCAGGGTGTCCGAGTTTGGGGCTACGGCAAGATGGCTTACGAAAAGCTGCTGACAATTGTCCTCGATCCTGACTACGGCGACGTGACTGATCCTGAAAGTGGTAATGACCTTAAGGTTATGTATGGCAAGCCACCAGGCGCTTCATTCCCTAGAACTGATATTCGAGCCCGGCCTAGAAAGACGGTGCTGTGCGATGATGCTGTGGGCGGCGATGAACGCTGTGCAGAGTTGCTTGAGACAGTTCCTAATCTGGATGAGATTTTCGAAAGAAAGTCCACAGAGGAAGTTCAGGCCCTGCTTGACGCTTTCTTGGACGGAGACAATACAGACAATCAGGTAGAGAAGTTTGGTGGCACCACAACCACCACCACGACTACCACAAACGAAACGGATGCTGTTGAGGCGGCATTCAATGATTTGCTAAATAACTAAAACAAAACCGCAGGTAGGCACGGGTTTACAGGTGCCTTCTTTTAAAGAAAGGAATAAAATAATGGGAAAGAAGAGAAAGGCCCTTAAGGGCAGGACAGTTAACGTTCATTATGTAGGAACTTTGGATGACGGTACAACATTTGACAGCTCCAAGGCTCGTGGAGAGCCAATTTCATTTGAGGTTGGTGCTGGTGAGATGATCCCCGGTTTTGATACTGCTGTAGACGGCATGACAATCGGAGAAACAAAGAATATCACGGTTCCGCCAGAAGAGGCATATGGAGACTTTAATCCACAGGCTTTTCAGGTTGTCCCGGCAGAAATGTTCACGGAAGGCTTTAATCCGGAACTTGGACAGGTTGTGCAAGGAACCACAGGTACCGGAGAAACTTTTACTGCCAGAGTTCATACGCTAGAAGATAACTCTGTTACTCTAGATTTTAATCACCCAATGGCTGGTAAGAATCTCAATTTTGAGATCGAACTTGTGAGCATAGATTAGCATGTTTAAAAAGATCTTAGTTTGTGCGATGGCGCTAATGATGGCGTCACCAGTATTCGCACAAGAAAGAAACTGGGATAAACGCACCGGTCTTCGATTTGGTTATGGATATCTTAACGGCTTACGGGAAGTAGAAGACATGAACGATGCCGGCAAGGTCAAACGTCTCAGTCCGCATACTTTTGTGTTGGGCTTTGAGATGCAACAGGTGATGGAGGGTGGAGATTGGCTAGACATTTTGTTTATCGAGAATGTCACTATTAGTGGTCTCGATCAAAGTGTAATCAGCCCATCTCTTAGTTTCTTGGTTGGTTTCGAGATTGATAAGCAAATTCAAATTGGAGTAGGTCCAAATCTTGCTGCCTTCGATCCATCGGAAAAAGACAAGCACATCCACCTAGTCGTGGCTGTAGGCTGGACTAAGCAAGCTGGCATTTTTAGCGTGCCTTTTCATTTCAACTTCATCCCTGACTCTGACGGGTACTGGGCTGCAGCGGTTACAACTGGCGTAAATTGGTAGGAGTAAATAACTTGGCAAAGATTAGTAAAATTAAACCCGGCAAAATCTCTATGGATGAGATGCGCCGTATCATCAACAAGAAGGCTGGCCATGAAGTGGCGCATAGCCTGGCAGAAGATAATCCAACAGAAGTGAAAGAGTGGATTCCAACTGGCTCACGCTGGCTAGATTCCATCATCTGTAAAGGGAAGCTTGCAGGTATTCCTGTAGGGAAGATCGTAGAGATTGCAGGGCTAGAAGCCACCGGAAAGTCTTATATGGCAACGCAGATCGCTGCAAATGCTCAAAAGATGGGGCTTGATGTTGTGTACTTCGACTCTGAGTCTGCTATCGACCCTTCCTTTCTAGAAAGGGCAGGCTGTGATCTTGACCGCCTGATGTACATTCAGGCCGAGAGTGTGGAGTTTGTTCTAGAAACTATCGAAGAGCTACTGGCGACAGGCAATAAGTGGCTATTCATTTGGGATTCTTTGGCGCTAACTCCAGCTATCTCTGATATCGAGGGTGATTTCAATCCTCAGTCATCGATGGCAGTAAAGGCAAGAATCTTGTCAAAGGGCATGTCAAAACTAACTGTACCAATTGCCAACAGCAAGGCAACACTATTGGTGCTTAATCAGCTGAAGACGAATATCACTCGATCTCCATCTGAAGCGATGACAACCCCATATGTAACACCAGGCGGCAAGGCGATGCACTACGCATATTCTTTGCGTATCTGGCTTACAGGAAGGAAAGCAAAAGCATCCTTCGTGCAAGACGAGAATGGTTTTAGAATTGGATCAGAAGTTAAGGCAAAACTTGAGAAGTCTCGTTTTGGCACTGCTGGTCGTCACTGCAACTTTAAGATTCTTTGGGGCAACACTGACAGTGTAGGCGTTCAGGATGAGGAGAGTTGGTTTGATGCCATTCAGATTTCAGATAGCCTAAAGCAATCTGGAGCCTGGTTCTCGCTAACCCTTGAAGACGGAACAGAAAAGAAGTTCCAGCGTAAGGGTTGGGTAAAAGAGCTGCAAAACGAAGATTTTCGCAAAAGAGTCTTGCAAATCATCGATGATGATGTTATAATGAAATTCGATAACAGAACAGGAAATGCTTCCGACTATTACGAGAAGGAAGAAGACTCGCCCGCTAAGGAGTAGATCCTCCGTTTGGTCCTTAGCAACGTATGCCCCGGGGTCCTCCCCCGGGGCCTTTTTTGAAAGGTAAGACGTGAAGAAGAGACTGATGATTGTGGATGCGCACAATCAATTTTTAAGATCATATATTGTAGACCCAAGCCTATCGACAAATGGACAACCCATCGGTGGCTCAAAGGGTTTCCTAAAGATTCTAAATAAGCTAACAAGAATCATAAGCCCAGACATGACCATTGTGGTTTGGGATGGTGAGGGAGGTTCGCAAAAGCGCAGAGCCCAAAACAAGAACTACAAGCAAGGAAGAAAGCCTGTCCGCCTCAATAGAGACATACGTCACCTTACAGAGGAGCAGGAAAGGGAAAACAAAGCATGGCAACAGATTCGTGCAATTGAGTACCTAAACCAGACCCCTGTTGTTCAGTTTATGGAGCCGAGAGTAGAGGCAGACGATGTCATTTCTCATGTTGCCCAAGCGCCAAAATTTGAAGAATGGCAAAAGGTAATCATCTCCAGTGATAAAGACTTTATTCAATTGCTGAACGATAAGACTATCCTATACAGGCCAACACAGGATCAGGTTTTGAACAAGAACAAGGTTCTAGAGGAGTATAGTATTCATCCAAACAATTTTGCATTAGCTCGTGCTATGGTTGGAGACAAGAGTGATAACTTAGACGGTGTCAAAGGCGTAGGCTTGGCGACCGTTGCAAAGAGGTTTCCGTTCTTCGCAAGAGAAGAGGAATGCTTTATTGATGACGTTATCGAACATTGTCACTCTCAAGAGACCGGTCTAAAGGTTTATGATCGGATTCTGGAAGAGCAGGACAAGATAAACAGCAACTACAAGATTATGCAGTTGTATTCACCTACAATTTCGGTACAAGGTAGAATGAGAATCAACGAGACTCTGGAAGGACACCAGCCAGAGTTCAATAAGACAGGCTTGCGAAAGCTGATGCTTCAGGATGGTATTGGAGAGGTGTCCTTAAGTTCTCTGTATGAGAGTTTTAACAGAATGATTTCAGACTTTTAGTCTTGCATCTTTCTGTTCTCTGTGTTAAGATCGTTTATAAAACAAAAGGCTAATCATGACAGATAAAGAAAGAGAAGATTTTTCTAATTTTGGAAAGACTTTTCAAGAGGACTTGTGCCATCTGATTTTGGCTGATAGGCCTTTTGCTGATCAGATCTTTGAAGTATTGGACACGAACTTCTTAGAGCTTAAGCACTTAAGAGTTTTCGTCAAGAAGATTTCGAATTATAGAAAGAAGTATGGTGTCCACCCTACGGAAAAGATAATGAAGTCCATTATCAGGACAGAGTTAAAAAGAGAACCTGAATCAATTCAGGTTCTTATTAGGGACTACTATGCGAGGGTGTTATCTTCTGGCCTTGAGCCGGAAGGTTCAGAGTATATCAAGGATGTCTCTCTTGATTTTTGCCGAAAGCAAAAGTTGAAGGAGGCCTTAATTAAGTCTGTTGATTTGATCAAGCGATCTTCCTTTGAGGAAGTCAGCAGTGTCATTAACGACGCGATTAAACTTGGTAGTGACAACAATTTCGGATACGATTATCTTCTAGACTTTGAGAAGAGATTTGAAATTAGAGAGAGAAACCCAATCACAACAGGTTGGTCAGAGATAGATTCTTTGTGCAAAGGGGGCCTGGGCAAAGGCGAGCTAGGAGTTTGTATTGCTCCGACTGGCGCGGGCAAGAGTATGGCGCTGGTTCATTTAGGAGCCCAGGCCCTCAAGGCAGGCAAGAACGTTGTTCACTACACTCTCGAATTGGGGGACACGATTGTAGCAGGAAGGTACGACAGTTGCATTACGGGTGTGGACCTATCAAACATGACGTCTTTCAAAGAAAAGATCTATGAAGAGATTCAAGACATTGAGGGCAGGTTGGTCGTCAAAGAATATCCGACTCGTTCAGCGAGCGTACAAACGCTTCGAAGCCACCTTGAAAAGATGAAACTAAGAGGCTTCGAGCCAGATTTGATCATCGTGGACTACGGAGACCTTCTTCGGCCAATTTCTTCAGGAAAAGATGAGAAAAGACATCAACTGGAGACTATTTATGAGGAGTTGAGAGGAATTGCGCAAATCAACGAATGCCCAGTCTGGACTGCCTCTCAAACAAATAGAAGCGGGTTGAATGCTGAAGTCATAACGATGGAAGCTATTTCAGAAGCGTTCAACAAGTGCTTCGTCGCTGATTTTATATTTACTGTATCAAGGACTATTGAAGACAAAAATACCAATAGTGGGCGCATCTTTGTAGCTAAAAATAGAAACGGACCCGATGGATTGGTTTATCCAATATTCATGGACACGAGCAACGTAAAGATTAAAGTGCTACCGCCCACAAATGAGTCTGTCGATGACATTATAGAAAACTCAGCGAAAAAGCAGATGCAAAAGTTAAAAGAAAAATACAAGGATTTTAAAAAGGAGAGTTAATATAATGGAATTATCGAATCAAATACTATCAGACATCACAGTTCACATGAAATATGCACGGTTTCTTCCGAGTGAAAATAGAAGAGAGTCGTGGGAAGAATTAGTAACACGTAATATGAATATGCATCTCAAGAAGTATCCACATTTGGAGCTTCAGATAACAAAGGCATATAAGATGGTATTTGACAAGAAGGTCTTACCTTCTATGAGATCTATGCAGTTTGGCGGAAAGCCAATCGAAATCAACCCTTCGCGAATGTTCAACTGCTCATTCGTTGCAGTGGACGACTATAGGGCGTTTAACGAAACAATGTTTCTACTTCTTTCGGGGTGTGGAGTTGGCTATTCCGTGCAAAGTCACCACGTAGAGCAGTTGCCAGAGATTCGCAAGCCAACCTCTAAAAGAACATATCGATACCTCATCCAAGATAGTATCGAAGGCTGGGCCGATGCAGTTAAGGCTCTAATGGAGACATACTACGGAGTCAGAACCTCTCACATCCGCTTTGATTATGGAGATATCAGAGCAAAGGGAGAGAGACTGATCACTTCAGGTGGAAAGGCTCCAGGCCCACAGCCTCTTAAGGAGTGTCTGCTTAAGGTAAAGGGCATTCTTGAGGACAAGCAGGACGGAGAAAGACTGACCTCTATTGAGTGTCATGATATTATGTGCCATTTGGCAGATGCTGTCTTGTCTGGTGGTATAAGAAGAGCTGCAATGATTTCCCTGTTTTCTGCCGATGACAGTGAGATGCTGGCTGCAAAGTCAGGCAATTGGTGGGAGAAGAGCCCTCAAAGGGGCAGAGCAAACAATTCAGTTGTGCTTCTACGACACAGAATCGAAAAAGAAACGTTTATGTCTCTTTGGGAGAGAATCCGCGCCTCCGGAGCTGGTGAGCCTGGATTTTCTTTCACGAACGACAAGGAAAGAGGTTTCAATCCTTGTCATGAGATTTCATTAAGATCTTGTCAGATGTGCAATCTTACAGAAATCAACGTGAGTGATATAGACTCTCAGGAGGAACTAGAGGAGCGGGCGAGAGTTGCTTCCTTTATTGGAACCTTGCAGGCTGGATACACTGACTTTCACTATCTTCGACCTGCATGGCAAGCAAACTGTGAGAGAGACGCTCTGCTTGGAGTCAGCATGACAGGTATCGCCTCACAGAGAGTGCTGGAGTTGGACATGACTTCTGCAGCCAAGATAGTGAAGCAAGAGAATGCAAGAGTAGCGGAACTGATTGAAATCAATCCTGCAGCACGTTGCACTGCGGTGAAACCTGCCGGTACAACTTCGCTTGTTCTCGGAACTTCGAGTGGTATTCATGCGTGGCACAACGATTACTATGTCCGCCGCGTGAGAGTTGGAAAGAACGAGTCAATTTATAAATATCTGGCAAACAATCACCCAGAGCTTGTAGAGGATGAGTACTTCAGTCCACACGATACTGCAGTAATTTCCGTACCACAAAAGGCTCCAGAGGATTCGATTTTAAGAACAGAGAGTGCACTGCAGCTTCTAAAGAGAGTAAAGAAGGTTACGGAGGAGTGGGTCTTTGCTGGATACAGAAAGGGTCCAAACAATCATAACGTATCGGCCACGATCTCTACAAAGGATGCCGAGTGGCCTGACGTCGGAGAGTGGATGTGGGAAAACAGAGGTTCTTATACAGGTTTGTCCGTTCTCCCGTATGACGGAGGAACATACAAGCAGGCTCCTTTTGAGGACTGTTCTAAAGAGACCTATGAAGCTCTGTTCGAGACCTTGAAAGAGATCGACTTGTCGAAGATCGTAGAAGAAAAAGATGAAACAAACCTTACGGCTGAGGCTGCCTGTGCTGGCGGCGAGTGTACGGTAAACTTTCTTTAAAAAATGCTTGATTTTATATTACAATGTTGATATAATGGCAAAGTAGTTAACAACAAGAAAAGGAGAAATAATGGCTACTAATTTACATATCGTTAACAATAGAGAGATTGAAGAAAAGGAAAAGCATATTACTAGCTTTATCAAGAGCCTTGCAGCGGTAGAAGAGGCAATGGAGCCCTTCAAGGACCAGAAGCGAGACCTGCGACAGAACTATGTCGACAATGGTTGGCTCACCAAAGAAGAGATGCGAATGGCAGTACGCGCATATCGCCTGATGAAGACTGATACTGACATGGATCAGCTTTTGGATTTCTTCCAGCATGTGAAGAAGACTGTGGGGAACAATGGTTGAATCTCTTTCCCCGCTGAATCGTCGTATTCTTATAGTCCCGCACTTTAAAGAGCAAAAGGACGATTCAGGTATTCTACTGCCAGAAGATTATAAGCCACAGGAAGAGCAGCACATTGTTGCTACTGTGGTAGCTGTCGCTCCTGATTGTGCTCCTAGTTTTGCTTCTATTCGCAACTCTAGAGAGAGGCAGGAGATTATAGTTGATAGAGCTATGATTGAAACGGTCAACCATAAGGGTAAAAAGTTTCATCTTATTCTTGAGAACTATGTTGTGGGTGTAATGCGGGGAAGAAGTGAGATTTGATCTATATGGAGACAAGATCGGAGCCGTAGAGTATGTTAGTCATATGGGCTCCGACTTGTCTGTCGTTAACGCTGCAAGAGTCTCCTTTGGCTCGAAGAGGGATGAGCTGAATGAAAAAGATGTTAAACTTATTAACTACCTCATGCAGCATAATCACACTAGTCCATTTGAGCATTGCACTATCACAATGCGTTTTACTGTTCCTTTATTCATAAGGTCTCAGCATCATCGACACAGAACGTGGGCTTATAACGAGATCAGCAGGCGATATACGTCCGTTGATATGCAGTTTTATCAGCCAAAAGAATTCAGAACACAACACAAGTCTAATAGACAGGCAAGTGAAGACAAGCTGATTAATCCTCTGGTATCTTTCAGAGACTCTTATCAGGTTGGCCATTCTGGATACGCCGCACGTCTAGTTGAAAATCACCATGCAACATCTATGACTCTATATCAATCTTTGCTAGATTCTGGAGTCTGTAGAGAGCAAGCAAGAGGGGTCCTCCCTCAGAACTTGTACACGCAATATTACGGCACTGCAAATCTTCACAATCTATTAAAATTTGTATCGCTCCGTAGCCACGACGGAGCACAATGGGAAATCCAAAGAGTGGCACAGGCTTGCTTGGCCATAGCGAGGGAGCATTTCCCTGAGTCTATAAAAGCGTATGAGAAGAAACATATGGAGTTGTGATGAAAAGATTTTTGTTTTTGTTTTTGTTTTTATTGGTCGGGTGTGAAGATGACACTGCCGCTACAGGTGGTAGATCTTTGGCTGACAAGGGCTTAACATTCGTTGAAAATGGTGACGTAAGAGTACTCATCCCCAGAGATATGCGCCAGCGTGAGCCAGATCAGTTTGTCTATATCGTCGATGCAAGAATGCGATTTGATATGATCATAGACGCAGCACCGCCAGCACAGGTGTGCAGAAGATGGGGGATGAAAGAAGAGTGTACCCTGCCTGATTTTGAGGGACCTTGTGCTCAAGGTGAAAGAATCTGCAGAGAGACAGAGTGGAGCGACTGTGTTCCAATTAATTTTCCCCGTCAAGAAGTTTGTGATGCTATCGACAATGATTGTGATGGAAGACTAAACGAGTCACCACTGTCTCAGAACGAGGTTCTCTCAAAAATGTGCTACACAGGCGCTCCAGGGACCGATAAGAACGGCCCTTGTCGCAGCGGTATTTCACTGTGTGAAGAAGTTATGGTAAACACAGATGCAGGAGTCATTATCGCGTATGAATATGGAGACTGCCAGAACCAAATAGTGCCCTCTGAAGAGGAGTGTGATTCGGTCGATAATGACTGTGATAGATCCACGGACGAAGGCGTGCTAAACGCTTGTGATCAATGCGGAGAAGTTCCAGTTGAAGAGTGTGACGGTATTGATAATGATTGTGACGACTCTACGGATGAAGGCCTATTGAACGCTTGTGATGAATGTGGCCCCTTGCCAGAAGAGCTGTGTGATTTTGTTGATAATGACTGCGACGGTGAGATCGATGAGGACGCTGGCGATTGTGAATGTGACAACCCGCTTTACGTCCCACAGCCAGAAAAGTGCAATGGCTTCGACGATGACTGTGACGACTTTATTGACGAAGGCCCTGGTGGCGGACCATTGACTTCTCTTTGTGCAACCAATCAGCAAACAGGCGAGGTTGAAACCTTCGCAAGAAGAGAAGATGGTCCAAATTATGTTGGCGGCGATTGTCGTCTTGGTCTCGCAATTTGTGAATCACGACGCGTCGCTGGAGAAGAGGAATATGGGTACTTCGAGTGCCAGGAAGAAATACTCCCCAGAAACGAGCGTTGTAACGAGGAGGATGATGACTGCGATGGTATAGCAGATGAAAACTTTCAACAAGGAAGCGTCGCAGTGATGATGGTTGTGGATGTCTCTGGTTCAATGCAGGATGATGAGTTGTTCGCTGCATTCAACGCAACAAGGGACACCGTCTCAATCTTGCATGCTCAGGGCGTACAGGATGTTTGTTATATGTTGGCAGTAGTTGGAAATGACGAAATGGAAGATCCATATCTGCAAGCTTATGCGGACAACTGCGTCCCCGGCGTTGAAGACCCTCCTATTGTTCCAGTAGAGGATATGAGAGGAGCAGTTGTAGCCCTTCAGGGCCAGATTGCTGGCAACCTAATTAACCAAGGCGGTGCCACTGAAAATACATACGATGCAATAGGTAAGTTTTTTACAGACGATCTGCTTGATTGGGACAACGATGGCTTTCCAGATGAAGTCGAGTGGGCAACTAACCGCCCTGGACTTAATCCTGTTCACACAACAGATTTGAGCCAATATACTCACAGGATAGTTGTTATTCTCGGTGACGAGCGAGGCCAAGGTGCTCTGTACGATGAACACACTGCAGCCATGGCGATGGCACGGTCTGGAGGAATGGTTTTTATAATCGGACCAGCACACTTGGAAGCAAGTTACTCTCAGCTGATGGACAATGGAGCCGTTCGCAGAGAAATGGGACGAGGCCTTGGTAGAAATGATAATGTAGAAAACATAACCGAAGCGATAGTAGAGGCTATCGAAGAGGCTGCTTGTATCAACAGGAGAGTTGGACAACCCGCTCCGGACGGTGGCGTAGATGACGGAGGTGTGCTCGATGCAGGCCTCGATGGTGGTTTGGCTAGAAATCTAATGCCTCTTGTTCCAAATTACAAGGAGACATCCGCAACTTATCGAACCGACAAGATGTGGTCAGTTTACAGGATGTGTTTCTAATGAAAAGGATTTTCGTTCTGATCTTAGCTATCGGTTGTACGGACGACAGTCCCCCATCGATGCCGCCAGATGTGAAGCTCGTGTACAGGGATGCGTCACAACCCGTTGTGGACGCACTCATCATACCAGCCGACGCTGCACCTGTTGTGGATGCTGCTCCTGACGCTTCGCAGAGACCTCCTTTCGAGTGTCCCTTGAGTGATACGGTTGATCGGTTGGGATCTGAACTTTGCGAGAGAGATGATGATACTGTCGGACAAAGGGCAATTTGGTGTGACAAGGGGTATATACGCTTAGGTCCGTGCGATCCATGCGAAGCAGAGGCTTGTGACAACGAAGACAATGACTGTGACGGCCGTATCGATGAAGGAGAATTTTCCTGCAATACTGCCTGTGGCCCCGGCAGCGGCATCTGTATAGATGGGTCGGTCGAAGGGTGCGATGCTCCTGAGGTTGTCAACACAGACGTGCTCTTCATAGTTGATTGGTCAAGTTCAATGGGGGCTCGTATAGATGCGACTCTTGATGCGCTGGGAAGATTTTCAAGAGAATTTCAAACAAGCGAACAAGTCAAGTGGGGCTTAATTGTAGGGCCAATAAGAACTCCAAGAGAAGACAATCCAGAAATAAGTCAAGAGACCTTGATTCTTATATCAAACATATCTACATTTGATGACTTTCTTGTTCGCTTTGTTGCATCCCCTCGTGTTCACACTGGAGGCAAGGAGATGCTTTTGGATGCCGTATACATCGCATTGAGAAATGTTAGTGGGAATCTTGCAAACAACTTAGAAGAATCCAGATGGACTCAGGGCGCCGCATCTGTGCCTCCTTTGGGAGAGTTTATCATCAACTGGAGACCTGGGGCAGATAAAATTATGGTTGTGTTTTCTGACGAAGTCGAAAGAACTTATATGGACCCGCCAAACACGATCTACAGGGTTGACGACGCCCTTGCGGCATCCCCAAACTTAAAGCTATATACTTTTGCGGGTGGATTTTATGGATGGGATGAACTCGCCGCACGTACCGGTGGAGCAAACTTCGCACTAACAGCAGAAGCAGACGAAATGTACGAGAGTCTAATGACGATCTTGAGCGACGTCTGTAGGCCACGGCAGTGAAACATGGAATACAAAAACATCGTCATAGGCTCCAGCCTGCCAGCGCTACTGTTTGCCTATTATAACGAATATCCGATCATAATTAACTCGCTACGCAGACCATTCAGGTTCGATAGTTTATCAATGGATGTTCAGTTTCATGACGAGGTGATAAGAAGTAAGAGCTACCTTTGGTCTGCCGTCGCATGGAGGCTGTCCATGGAGGGCCTCGCCCCCTTCGGTCCATCTGCCAAGTCAGTAAGAATAAAGGACAATGTAATATCTAATATTGTCGAAGGTAGCACCAGCATAAAGATCAACTTTGAGAAGTGCTATGTCTTTGATGACGATAACCTGACTGTCGAAAATGAGATATTACAGGAGGCAAGTGGGGAAGTTCGGGTGTTCGATTGGATGAACGTACGCAGAGGAACCACTCATGGTATAGACTATTTGGGATCGGAAGATGACTTTGTAAGGCATATATATTTTTATAAGTCCGAAAGAATAGATGGCAACCACAACAAGAAAGATCTGGTTGCGGTATCTTTTCTAAAGGAAGAGGATCTCCAAGATTTTGAATACTCTGAGACTATGGCTCGATTTAAGATACAGAAGGAGATGTCATCTCACGGGATCATCGGAGCAAAGAGTGGCCTGACTCATGATGGAAAACAAAGAAAGTACAACGTAAAGGTTGAGCCTGATTATAGATATATCGAACCACTAGGAAGGAGAGTATACCAGAACTCGGAAAGAGTAGAGTTCATCAACTTGACAGCCGAGGAAGTGGTGATGGACTATGCTTGAAGAGGGTAGCGGAAATGTGCAAGCTTTTCATCTCGCAGGCGTCGTTCCTGTAGCTGGTCCTGATTTAGGCTTTGGGTTTCCTTGGCATGACAGTATGCAACCTATCGCTGAAAATTACCTCGCAGTAGAGAGGTCTGTTGTAGAGTGCGCCTACGCAGGGTGCGAGACAATATGGGTGGTATGCAATGATGACATGCAGCCTCTCCTGAAGCATAGGATGGGCGACTACATAGAGGACCCCTACTACCTAGACAAGGCTCAGTTCGTAAAATATCCGAGTGCCGCACGAAGACAGATACCTATATTTTACACACCTATTCATCCAAAGGATCGAGACAGAAGAGATAGTCTTGGGTGGTCCGCTCTTCACGGTGCTCTTACAGCATTCATCATGAGCGATAAGATAAGCAAGTGGCTCATACCCAGCAGATATTATGTTAGCTTTCCTTACGGGGTTTATCAGCCGTGGAGTATTTATAAGCACAGAAAGAGAATCTCTCATAAGAATCCGTTCTTTCTCTCTATCGATGGAAAGACAGTAAGGGACGGTGAGTATTTGGGATTTACATTTGATGCAGAAGAGTACAAGCAATATGTGGCTGATGTTAAGCAAAGCTGCACAGGCGGAAGCAAAAGTATTTCAGCCAAGGAAAGATGGTCTTCTCGGTTTTTTGGACTTGACAAAATCTTTGGTTCTGCTATAATAAACAAAGATCAAACGTTGGAAGTTCCCTGGTATTACCGAATTGATTCGTGGGACGGACTACACAACTATCTGGCTTCAGAGGAAAGCAAACAAATAAAAAGACCCAGCGACACATTATTTAAGAAGTCGCTGTACAACAAGATTGGAGAACAAGAATGAAAAACAACATACACTTTAGGGGGTACAATGATGTGCCATGGTTTATAAAAGAGGCCATCGGCTGGCCAGATAATTATGATAATTTGTCGATAGAGCAGCAAACTTTTGTTTACCAGATGTGTGTAGAGATTGTGTCACCTCCCCGACTTCGAGAAAACTTGCAAGAAATCCGGGATGACTTGGAGGAAATCATTGAAGACCTCTAGAAACGAGTCAACCATTCCTTTCGTTGGTTTGCATGCCCACTCCGTTGCAGGAAGTATCTTTGATGCCCTGGGATATCCCCAGGAACATATGGACTTTGCATACCAGAACGGCATGGACGCACTAGCGCTAACTGATCATGGGAACGCCAACGGTCTGGCATATCAAGTTTTGCACGCTAAAAAGATGCAGGCTGAAAACAAAAACTTCAAGCCTATCTTTGGAGTCGAGGCATACTTTCTGCCCTCTGTCGCAAACTGGAGAACTGAGTATGAGAAGGCGCTAAAGGACAAGAAGAAAAAGGTCGACGACACTCAGTCAGGTACCACCGTCGAGAATGAAGAATCAAAGAAGTTGATGAAAAACATTCTCAACCGTAGACGTCATCTGATTCTTTTGGCACAGAACCAAAAGGGTCTAAAGAACATCTTTAAGTTGATCTCATCAAGTTATGACAAAGAGCATTTTTATAGGTATCCCCGCGTCGACTATGCCTTACTCAAGAAGCATAATGAAGGCGTCATCGCTGCGTCTGCCTGCTTGGGCGGAGTGTATGCTGGCTGCTATTGGGAGAATCGCGACAAAGGTGAAGATCAAATCCTCACAGCGTTTCGTAACACAACGCAAAAGATGCAGTCCATCTTTGGAGATAGGTGGTATGGAGAGCTGCAGTGGAATAATGTACCAGAGCAGCATGAGCTAAACAGATATATTATCCAGATGCATCACGAGTTTGGTCTTCCGCTGATTTCAACTGCAGATAGCCACTATCCAGACAAGGAGGCCTGGAAAGACAGAGAGCTTTACAAGCGCCTAGGCTGGCTTGGCAAGCGTCCTGAGTGGATGTCTGCTGAGTTGCCAATCGACGTCGAAGAGATT